TTAATATCTCTTTCTTCGTCGACTTCTTCGTCATAAGAAAAAGAATCTTCCATAAGGAAGTTTATTTCATCTGTAGTTAAATGAGGTTTAGTTTGTTTATAATATTCATATAAAACACTATTATCGTCTAACTTACTAATATCTTGATTTAATCTTACGTAGTCTTGTAAATCACCACCAGTTTCCTCCATAAAATCCATAAGTTTTTGGATATTTTCTGGAAGTGGTTTTCCAGTTGCTTTAGTTTCAGCTATAGCTTCTTCAGCTTGCTCTGCTAGCTCCTCAACCTCTTTTGATTCCTCTTCTGTTATTTCTTCTACAATTGGAGTTTCCTGTGTTTCTGTTTCCGATTGTACTTCTTCTTGTTTTTGTGAGGTGTCGGTGTCTTCAACGAGTTCAACCACTCTTGCGTCGTCAGCACTGTCTTCAACAGTCTCTTCTTTGGTTTCATTTTCTTCTGGTTTTTTACTTAAGTCTACTTTAGTGACACTATCGTCATCTTTACTTTCAAATTTACTTAGATCAACCTTTGGAGTTTCCTCCTTTGGTTGTTCTTGATTTGTAGTTTCTTCAACTACTTTTTCGTCTTTTTCCATAATATAATATAATAATAATTAATAAATTTTTTATTTAGGCTCAAAAGCCTCTAAATCAAAACCTCCACCTATAATATCATTACCTGCTGATTCAAAATTTTTAGGTGGTTTACCTGTTTTTCTTTGATCAATAAGTTCTGATTGTTGTGAGGCTTGAATTTTTGTTCTCTCATCTTTTCTATCTTCCTTATCTTTTTCTCTTTGTTTAATACCATCCACTTCTAATCCCTTTAACTGCATATTGTATTGAAACTCTAGTTCCATTAATTGTTTTTTAGCTTCAACTTCTTGTATCATTTTTTGAGAATCAAGATCTGCTTGTACTTGCGCTAGTTGAGCTTTTGATTGTGTTAATGCTTGATTTTTTTGTATTTCAACTTGAGAAGCTTGTTGAGCAGCTTGTGCATTAGCTTGAGATTGAGCTTGTATATTCTCCATTTGTAACCTTCTATCTGCGTCTTGTTTTTTCTTTCTTCTTATTTTTAAAAGTTGATTTGCTAGTTTTATATTTTTAATTTCTCTAATATCTATAGCGTCTTCTAACTCTATGTTCTTTTGTTGTAATGCCATTTGAATATTATTTTCAAGCATGGCTCTTTCTTCTTCATCTGGTTGTAATTCTATAAATATACCAAAATCGTAAAGATGTAATTCTTTCATTTCTTCTAATGTTGCTACATTATGACTACCTATAGCTTGAATAAAAGCATTTTTAGTAGGGGAATATTCTAAAACATCCGATATCCTAAGTGATAAACATTCAGCTGTTTCAGCTGTTAAATACAATCCAGCCTGTAACACATGTCTAGTAGCTGTATTTGAGTTTGCTGCTGCTAGTTTCTGAACACCTACTAAAGCATCTTTATCTGGTGTACTACCATCTCTAGCTTCGTTTAACCCGGTTACATCTCGTATCATTTGCATATAATAATTATATGTACCGATTAAAGACTGTAATTTATTACCACCACTACTACTTTGTATTTCTTGAATAGGTACTTTACCAGGATTCATATCACCCTCAGAAGTAAAAGACCTACCAATAACAGAACCTGTTTGGAAGAACATGTTTAATGCTTCTTGCGGGTTATAATTTGTTCCATTACCTAAATCTATCTCAGCAAGTCCGTCAGCGTCTAAGTATACACCATCTGGTACCATACGCGCCATTACTTGTTGTAACTTTAAATGGGTTAATTGTATCATATCAGCAAATCCAGTTATTCTTCTAACTAAAGATTCTATTTTACCATTATACATTCTAGGCGCTACAATAGCGTAATTCATTTTAACTTTAGTAAAATCACTTTTAGGTCTCATCATATTTTTAGACATTTCCCATTTAAGTAACTTGTCTGTACCAAGAACCATAGCCCCATCAAATAATACCTCTATATTTCGTTGTAGTTTTGAATAACCACCTTCCATATTTTTAGGTGGGTTAAAAGTATCATCTTTAGGTATAACTTTATCAGCTCCGGTGGCTGTTTCTTTTACTTTATAAACTTCATTCATATAAGTTTTATAATTAAAATATAAAACTTGAACTTTGTTATTATCTTCTTTGTCCGTAGAATATCTACTGTGATTGTTGTTTTTATGATGAGATCTATTTTTTACTATGTCTTCTAAGTCACTTTTAGATAAACTAGGAAACTCTTTAGCCAATTCATTTATTGGTATAGATTTAACTTCACCAACATAATATATATCGTCAAAATAAGGGGAATCAGTATAAGAATAAACTAAGTTAGCTGGATCAACATATTTTATAGTTACACCCTCTGAAGTTGTAAAACCCGTTTTTACACAACCTATACCTAAAACAGCTAAATCATAATAAAATCTTTTTTGAATTAAATCATATTTATTTCCTTTCATTAACACATTTAAAGCTTGTTCTTCAGCTAACTCTACAGCTTGCTTATAGTTTAGTTGCATATGAACACCTAATTCATCTGTATTTGCAGGTAGTTCCTCTATATCGCTTTCTCTAGTATTCGTCTCAAACTCTTCACTCATCATCATATCAAACTCTCTAGTTTCCATGTCGTTTAATATAGCTTGCATGTACTTTGTTCTTTTGTCAACACCATTTGGTGATTGAGAAAAAGCTTTTATATCATATGTTCTTTGAGCCATACCGTTTACAACAATATCTACAAATTTAGGTATAATTGGAACTGGCGTCCAGTCTAAATTTAAATAGGACAAATCGCCATTAATAGACAACTCATCCTTATATTTTTTTACAGATTGTTCACCTCTAGCGTACAATCTTAAATTGTGAAAATTGTTATAATTATTTTTATACCTATTGTTATTTCTATCGTTATTAAACCACTCGGTTTCTATAGCTCTTGCTACTTTTAAACCGTAATCGTTACTTGATTTTTCAGCATCGCTTACAGCTTGACTTGGGAAATAACTTTTAATGCCAGACTCTGCCATATTTATTATTTAATTATTTGTGATATATTTCCAGTGTTTTTATACTTTGAAATATTTATGTTTAATTTAGGTTTTTCTACTTTAGCGTTAGGTCTATACAAATGTCTATTACAAGCCATTATAGCCAAACCGCTGCTTATAGTAGCATCGTGTTTTGTTCTTTTGTTTATATCAAACCTAGCCCAATCGTTTAGTAAAGAATTAAAATATAAATTACCAAAACTACCATCTTGTTGCATACCTACGTGATCTTGTATATACATTTCAATTGCTGCCGCGTGAGCTTGTTTAATGTCCTCACTAGTATTAGGTATACCACCTATTTCTTTTTCAGCTATAGATAATTTATTCCAAACTTTATCTGGTCTATTCATACTAAATCCTCTATAACCTCTTCTTCTAAGATAATAAAGTAATCTAGGTTTGTTATTTTCCGCTAGTATTGGCATACCGTAAAATACTAAAGCCATTAATACATCTTCGAAAAATATTTCTGCCGTAGGTGGTCGTGATAAGTATTCTAAAAAGAAACTGTTAGCTGGAGCGTCCTCCATACTAAACTTAGTTAGGCCATGTAATGCTCCTTTAGAACCTTGACCATCTACGGTGCCTGATATATCATATGAATCACAGCCAAAGGCTCCCATATGTTCGTTACCAGGATATTTTATACCATTTTTTAATATAACTCTATTTTGTAGTTCGGACTTAGGAACCCAACTTAATTTAAATCTACCTTTAGCATCTGGGTAAAAAATTACTTGCGAATCTTTAACGCCATTAACCCATTGAAAATTACCAGTTGATATTCCTAACGTTCTTCCTAGTTCTTCATTATAATCTATTTGTTCGTATATTTTAACTAGATTAAATATACTGTTTTTTGTTTCATCTCTAAACGCGTGTTCTTCAGTTCTTGGGAATTGTCTATAAAACTCATTTAAAGCGTCTTGGTCATTTTTTAAACCATCAGCTTCGTTTTGCCAATGGTCTATTACACCAACATCTATTAGTTCTCCGTCTGGGGCAAGGACATCTGCGTCATTAGTAGTAAAGACTGGAACTCCGTGTTCGTCAATAAATCCCTCATAGTTCCATTCCATTGGGATAAACAAAGAGTATAAACCAGACTTTGTCTGACCATTTCTATTTCTTTGAGTGACATCTGATGCGTTATATAGTTTTTTAAAATTGTCTCCACCTTTATCTAATGCGTTTGAAGTAGAGCCCATCATACATTTACCTATAATTCTACTACCTAATCGTAAACATGTTTTTGTAACTCTCCAGTTATTTAAAATATTGTCGGGTCTCTCCCATTTACCACTTTCATCGTGTACTAATAGCGCTAGTTTTTCACCATCATAACTATTATCTCCAGTGTTTTTCCAATCTATAGTTGTATCTAATCCTTCTAACTCTTCAAGTTTTTCGCCACTTGTAATCTTCTTTCTAGTAAATTTACTAGCTGGAACTCTATATGCTAATTCTGTTTTAGGACGATCCATACCGTCCTGTATTGGTTTAAAGAAAAATGGATAGTTTATACTGATCGGTACAACTTTATT